GAGTTCTCCCTCTAGAGCACTCTCCTCCTCACTGTAGAAGGTAGAGTAATGTTTGAAGACAGGTGTCATATTATCATAGATGCTTTCAGTTTCACAATATCCATCATGATATGATCCTTTACCATCCATAACAACTACAGCAGAGTCTTCAAAGGGTGATGTGTACCACACACTCGCAGCATGGCATTCATGATGCCTATTACGATAGTCTACAACAGGTACACCTTTTGCTCTGATAATCTTGAGTAACTTATTTTTTGCTTCTGTTCTTTCTCTAAAGGTTTTTTTATTATATCGTGTAAAACAATCACATATGGTAACAACATCAACACTAGAATCAATATACTTATCGGCAAGAGTCTCCGCACTGATGTCTCGTTTGATTCTGGTGACACGTTCCTCCTCTAAGTAAAATTCTATGTGACCATCTTGAATGATCGCTAGTGATCCATTCTTTGCTAGGTTTATGCCAACGATTCTTGCCACTCTAATGCCTCACTCACAGCAGGGAACTGGTTTACAAATAAATCTCTAACTTCCTCTGCTATTATCATGTGCTCAAGTTGAGTGCCATGTGCAGATCTTAGATTTATGTAGTGTATCCATGATCTACATGAACCTGTCATGTATAATTTTGTAGGTGTTGCTAACGGGAGAACAAACCTCGCACACTCCTTCGCAATACCCTCACGGATGAGTTCATTGTAGAGATCAATTCCTTCAGCGAAGTACGTTGCAATAGTCTTTTGGAGTTGTTCCTTCTTATTTTTGGGGAGATCATCGATAGAATTCTGTCTGTTTTTAGAGTCCTGACTTCTTAGATCAGGGACAGGTATGGTGCCAAGTAGATTTGTGTCAGCATATCTCTGACTAAATTCTTGGAAAGTGAACGACCTATGTCGTAGTATCTGTGCTGCTATTCCTCTTGTAGTTTCAATCTCAAGAGTCATCGTGGATTGTTCAAAGACTGACCAGTGGTTGTGTTTGATACAATACTTTAGTAGACCAGAATAATTTTCGTTGTCTTGATTAGATGGATTAGATACTCTGGCAATATATGCCATAGTCTTCTCTGCATCAGGTGTGATGCTCAATAATTTTACGGTCATGTTCCCTCAAACTCTTCATCATAGTCCATCTCTTGTGGCACTATGTCCTCGTATCTATATGACTCAGTGTCTGAGTACACCTCTGCTTTGAGTGCAGATAATAACATCTCCAAGTCGGAGACTATGATTTTTAGTTTGTCTCTATCCATGCTAATAATATAGCATAAAAAAAGAAGGGGTTCAACCCCTTCCGTATAATAGTCTGGCCTCAGCGTAAATTATAGTGAGAAAGATAGCAGATGCTACCAATATCTCTGCTGTAACTAACACTACTTAGCGTGAGCGATACCACGATATGTGAGTTCGACCTCTTGCTTTTGCTGAGACTTTTTGTTGTTGGTGTCGTATTTTACACCACGATAAGTGACTTGTGCCATGGATTTACTCCTAAAGTAATTGGATTTTTAGCCCCGTTCCTTTAGTCATTTGCGTCCTCCTTTCGGGGGATGAACGATTCCGTTCCGTGACTTACTTGCGTCCAATACTCCATGTTTCGCAGAGATGAGGTTCTGGTACTTTTGTCTTGAAGTAATCTATAAGATACTCCTTGGCATCAGCAGTGTGATTTACATCACTTAGAATCTCAATCCTATTACGGTTCCACTCATCACATGACATCTCCCAATGGGTAGAGTCATGATCAGCGAGGAGTAGTACTAGCAGTGCTAAACTATGCATCGGATGAACGTAAACGTATGTTAGCATACGCACACTATATAGTCAACTATTATTGTATCTTTTGATACCACAATATTCTCTACACACTGACTTCCCTTGCCATGACTGGACTAATGTTTTTGAATAAAAAGGAGAATTTAATATTTCCTCAAGACTTTTGTGATCTAATGACAGACTTGTAATGCCTCCCTGATCCTCTATCAAAGGTACGATTGTCTCCCAATATAATTCTTGCAACTGTCCACCTGCACCTGCACATTGATTTTCAATTGCACCAAACACAGCAGGTTTAGGATCATTGTTTATATAAAAATCAGGATAGAAGAAACGTAGTCTTGATTGATGGTAACAACATGCATGCACTACACCTCTTGAATCTATCCTCAAAGTAATATCATTTGTACCATGACCATACCTACATTTTATATCAGAATCAGAGTGTGCTGTGCCTACATTTGCAGTATAGCTACTATCATCTGCCTGTTCTAAGGTGTGTGTCTCTCCCTTATGTGTATATGTGTATTTGCCATCACCATTTCCACTGTAATCATAAAGATTGTTCACCTTCGTATGAGTAAAGTTTTGAAACTTCATCAACTTACTTATTGTTCTTGCGGTGTTTATTTGGTGTTGATTGTGTTTGAAGACTAGCATCCTCCACACAGCAGGTCCTCCTGTTTTTATAAACTCTCTTGCATTTTTTATGACTCTATCATAATCGACGTTGACTCTATACTTTTGAAGAGTATCCTTGACACCATCTATTGACCAAATCACATACGATCCTTGCGGTGCCTCAGAAAATATATCACCAAGATGATTCCAAAAATGTTTGGATTTTGTACCACCATTCGTGCTCATCAATAACTTTGTATTGTTATCCTTTATTTTGTTACACGACCTATCAACTCCAACAATATAACTTGCTATCTCCAAAATGTCATTACATAAACTTGGTTCACCAAAAGAACCTTGGAAGTATATCTGTTCGATACCCTCCAAGGTTGGAAACCATTTTTTGAATTGATCTATAGTTACTTGTGACCTATTTACTGACTCGTCAGGTGATAAATCATTCCCTCTTTTGTATCTACTACAAAGAGGACACTTTGCATTACAATGATCTGTAAGATCTATTAGGATCTTCACCGATCACGCCAGTTTATCTCAGGATATGCTGCTTCAACTACTGCTCTGGTAATTCTGTATTTACTTTGAAGATCTTTGTCTTTCACCAGACAAAGTATCTCTGCCTCCTCTGCCTCTAATGACTCAAGCAATTGAATGAGTAGGGTTTCTCTTCTCATGTTGGAGAGTTTATCATTACCACCTCTCACAAAATTGTAGAGAGTTCTGTGTTCATGAATCAATCTTGTGTGACCTTCTGTCCCCTTAGGTGATTCATTGGGTTTGTATGGTACTGCACCCTCTGGGATTGCAGATTCAATTCCTTTATCAAAGTTCCAAATCAATAATGCTTTTACATCATCACGTTTGTGTGCTTTGAGCAATTCAATTTTTTTGTCCTTTGTTTTAGCACCGTGAACTGCTCTGAAGAGTTCAGATACTAAAGGGTTGTTTGGTAATCTAGCCATGAGTTAGTCATCATCATTTTCATTTGGATTACCCTCGAATCTTATAGCAAGAAGTTCATCGGGTAATGGGTTCCCATTCTCATCAAACATTTCTGGATGGGAATATTGTGGAGTGGTCTCTTGGACATAGCATCGAATAAGATATCCGATTGTTGCACCAAGACCGAGTGTAAGTATTCCTACTGTAACACTCAGGGCAATGATTGCCTGTTCCATTCGTTTTCTCCAGTTGTGCAGCGTTGGTTGCCGAGTGTTACTCAGCATTAGTTCTGCTCCTTTATTTAGAGAACCTAAATCAGGTTCGCTTTCTGCAGGTAATGTAGTGTGTCCTTGCATCCACCTATGTGTTTATTATTAAGTTGAACTTGAGGAAAGGTAGCACCCTCCTCAAATTCTTCAAAGAACTGAGACCTAGTGAAGTCTTTATCAAGTTTGTATTCTAAGTATTCGATATTGGTGGCAGAAAAGAGTTGTCTAACTCTCTCACACCACTGACAATCATCCTTAGACCATAGAACTGCGACGTATTTCATTAGTTTGCTTTTCTAATGTTACCTACAACAACGAATCTGAGGTCACCCTCAGTCATCCTATCCACACCATGCCTTATGTATGATGGATAGAATATCATGTCAAATTCTTTTTGCATATCGGGATAAACTTTTGTATTGTTTTGATAAAAATAAAAACATTTTTGTTTTGGAACTTTTATAAAGTGAACCCATGATAAAAGTTGTCTGGGTTCCATATAATGATTATGAACATCTAAAACAGAGTTCAATTCTTTTTTATAAAGTTGTGCCCAAATACTATTGAAAGAATAGATTGCTTTATTGTCATTTAGTCCTAGTATTTTTATGACTTCTTTCAACTTGGGTTTATACAACTCAAGTAATTGTCTATCTAAAAATCCTCCATTGACAGTAGCTGCACTATTGTATGGGTTACGATGGTAACCTGTGTAATGATACCCCCATTCTTTCTCACCCTTCAAAAAATAATCTTTTGAATATCTTGTGATCAATTTATCTACAGTCTCATCTGGAATCATAAAATTCTCATGCCAAACTGTAGGCACACAATCATTCATTGTAATACAGGCATGTTGAATTCACCTGGTGAGTAATCAAAAGTTTTACCACCAGAATATGTAAGAACTTCTACAAGTAAATTGATATCAGCAGAGATACTTTCCATTGATTGAGACATCTCACGATATCCAGAACCAACGTACAACTGTCCAGCAAAAACTGATACAGTGGCAGCACCCCAGAACCAATAATAAGTTCTACTCTTTTTTTGTCGTGGTTTCATCCTCTTTTATAGACTTCCTGATCATCTTAGCATAGATTACTTCGGATGTCGAGTATAGTTTAGGATGTTTCTTTGCTCTTCTTATTAATTTTTTCGCTGCTTTCATGTCTTGCATGCAAGTATTTATACTTACCCCAAGACCTCCCTGCATATTCTTTTGCATGTATGTTGGTCATCATTACATTCTATAAGGCATTCGTAGTATTCAGATAACATCTCCACACTATGTGGATCTTTATATGAACCAGACAGTTCATTGAATGAAACTAGATTGTGCTGCATGTGCCTCCTTAGATTTCTTGATATTATATATCATCAATGTTACGGTGTCAACACATTTGCTTAGCCGAAAGAAATGCCTAGAAGAAAGTCTTCATCTCTCCAACTCTACTGATATCACTGGTAATACAATGCAATCCTCCGTCCCAAAAGTATCTGTGTCTAAAGTTTATTATGTGTGGAGTTACATCATGTCTCTCAAATGCATCAAAAACTTTCTTATTGTACCCATTACATATGACATTGTTTTCATCTAACACAAGCATGTTGACATCGAAAACAGTTTCCTCAACATATGTAACCCAGTGACTCATCCACTTGTCAACAAAATCAACAAGGTCATCATTATTCTCTTCACCCTTTACGAACCACCTACCCTTATTCTTCTGCTTCATCTCCAAGAAACCATCCACTTTGTCCCAACCCTCACCTTTGATTGACACAATTTCCCAGTCTGGAAATGTATCCTTGTAGTTATCCTCAGACTTCAAAGCGATACAAAGACCAGGTTTGACAACACATAGAGCACCGTCACCATGACCAGGTATATCAAGGGTGTGTACATTGTAGTCTGGAAATAACTTTTTATATTTTTCTTTGAACCTCACCTCATTCAATTTGTTCAAGACATTTACATGATTGAAGTATAAATCATGTCCAAGTCTGATCATACTGGCAGTGTTTATGTATTGGTCATACAAGACAGGCACTTTATTTTTATCCAACCAATCTCTTATTGATTTGAATTGGTAGAAATTTTTATTGTCTGGAAATTTATTGATATGTCCTATTGTCTGTGTCTCTGCTGCATATATCAACTTGTATATCTCATCTGTGTCCAGACCCATGACCCAACCATTTACATAGTTATCTTTATGACCTTTATTTTTGTACTTTTGTTTCATCAATGCAGTTGTTGAACTTATAGGTCTGCCAGGTCTCATGATGTCTTCAATATACTTTGCTAATAT